TCTTTCGTCTTATCTGTGGATAACCAGCGGGAACTGGCGGGAACTGGCGAGAACCAGCAGGTAGATGCCTTGATTGGTCGTGACCGGCCGCGATTGGAGACTGTGGATATTGGGGGGAAGTCGTGGGGGCACCTTGTCGCTACCTGGGCGAAGGTGCATATGGGTGTCACGTTGATGGGCTGGCAGGTGCATGCTCTCGAGGGCATGTTGATGTTGGACGACAACGGGGAATTGCATTTTCGTGAGGCGTTGGTATCCACAGCTCGACAGAACGGCAAGTCCATTTTGTTGCAAGCAGTGCTCGGCTGGTTTCTGACTGACGGCACCCGGCTTCGCGGCCGCCCACAATCCGTGCTGTCGGTGGCCAACCGGCTTGACCGTGCCGAGGCCATCCACACCGCCTTGGCACCGATCCTCGAGGCCCAATTCGGAGCGAAGGTGACAAACGCTGTCGGCCGTAAAGCCGTCAAAATGGACAACGGGTCGACATGGGAAGTTCGTGCCGCCACCCCAAACTTGCACGGTGGATCGTACGACCTGATCGTCGTCGACGAACTGTTTGACATCGGCTCCAACTGCATCGACGACGCATTACGGCCGTCCATGATCGCCCGACCCAACCCGCTTTTGGCATGCTTTTCCACAGCCGGCGACGAAGGCTCGTCGGTGATGATTCAGATGCGAGAAATGGCCGTGGCGGAAATCGACGGTGGCGTGTGCGGCGACACCTATTTTGCGGAATGGTCAATGCCGCCCGGCGTGAACCCGGCTGATGAGCAGTGGTGGGGATGGGCCAACCCGGCTTTGGGCACCACGGTGACTGTGAAAGCGTTGCGGGCCGCGTCCAAGAAAGAGTCGTTTATGCGTGCCCACCTGAACATGTGGGTGTCCGCCCGTGGAGCGTGGCTTGACGCGGGCCAGTGGGCTGACCTGCAAACCGATGAGCCGATGCCGCCAGGCGGAATTTTGGCGGTGGATTCGAGCGTTGACGATGCCCGGTATGTGGGCGTTCGGTCGGTGGTGGCGGACAACAAAGCCCACGTTTGCGTCGAATTCGTTGCAAATTCGGAGGATCAGATGTGGGCCGAAATTGAGCGGGTCATGGCCGACCAAACTGTGCAGCTTGCGTTGACACCCACCCTCGAGATTCACTGTCCGCCCGTCTTGTCACGACGCACCACCATCGTCGGCTACGGCGAACTCCTCAAATTTTCAAGCCTTGTCCGATCAATGCTGGTGGAGGGGAAGGTGACGCAACGCGGGCAACGCACCCTCACCGAACACGTTTGCCGTGCCGTGCTCACGAAAACGGCACAGGGCACGGTGCTATCGTCGCAGAAATCGCCGGGGCCGATCGAGTTGGCACGGTGCATGGTGTGGGCTATCGCCTTGTCGTCGAGGCCGATAACTCGCACGAAACCCATACTTGCGATCGCCCCGTAGCACTATCGTGGGTGCTGGTGTCCGTCCCGTGTCGGGCGGGGCGGCCACCACCGACCAACGGAGTGACCATGGGAATTTTCAGTCGAAGCGTGAACAAAGCGGCGATCAGTCCCGCCCCTGAACCCCATGTCAAAGCGGCCGCCGCCGGCTCCGGGTCGTACAACGGTTACGGCACCTATGGCGGGTACACCAGCCAAGCGAACGGCATCAACTTTGTCGGTGCCTACTACACCTACTACGAGGGTGAAGCCCGCAACAAAGCAATGTCGGTGCCGACGATCAGCCGTGCCCGCGACCTCCTCGCTTCCGTGATCGGGTCGACCTACTTGTGCATGTACACCGAACGGTGGAACGACCAAACGTTGGAAATGGAAGAAGTCGATTTGGCCCCTCGAGCATGGTTACGCCAACCTGACCCGTCCGTCCCGTACGCCACCCTGATGTCGTGGACGTTGGACGACCTGTTCTTCTTCGGGCGTGCGTTTTGGTACATCACGTCACGCACAGCTGACGGTTTCCCCGCGTCGTTCACACGCCTGCCCGCAGGCACCGTCACGACACAGGATCAGTCCGGGCCCGTGTGGTTCGCCCCGTCAAGCGAAGTGTATTTCCAAGGCGGGATGATCCCGCCCGAGGATTTGGTGCAGTTCATCAGCCCGGTGCAAGGCATCATCTACATGTCCGAACAAGCTGTCGCCACCGCCCTCCGCCTCGAGGAGTCCCGGTATCGCAACGCCCAATCCGCCATGCCGTCCGGCGTACTGAAGCAGACCGGCGGTGAGCCGTTGTCAGCACAGGAACTGGCTGATCTTGCGGCCGCGTTCAACAGTGCCCGCATGTCCAATCAGACGGCCGCACTCAACGAATTCTTGGATTACAGCGAAACCAAAGCGTTGCCCGACAACATGCTGATGATCGAATCCGCCGAATTCCAAGCCAAAGAACTGTGCCGCCTCACCAACATTCCGTTCTACTTGGCTGGTGTCAACATCGGGTCATACCAGTACACCACCAGCCGTGGAGCACGCGAAGACCTGTACCTGTTCGGTGCTCGGCAATACCTGGACTGCGTTTCGCAAACATTGAGCATGAACAACGTGCTACCGCGAGGCACCTACGTCAAATTCGACATTGACGACTACCTCGAAGGCGTGCTCGAGGACAGCATGCAAGAAATGCCCGAGACAACACAAACGCCCGACACCGCACCAATGCCCGAGGAGGACATGTCGTGAAAATTCAACTATCAGCAGGCTTCGCACTGGATGTCGAAGCGGCCGCAGGCGAAACCACCGGCCGACGCGAAATCAGCGGGTTGGCCGCCCCTTATCAGGTGACCGCCACCGTCGCGGACGGGTCGGCCGTCATGTTCGCCCCCGGCTCCCTGCCCGTCGACGGCAAAGCCCCGAAACTGTTCATGTACCACGATGCCAGCCAGCCGGTCGGCCTTGTCACCGATCGCATGGAAGCACCCGATGGTTCCGGCATGATGTTCACCGCCAAAATCGCCGCCACCGCCGCCGGTGACGAAGCGTTACAGCTCGCCAAAGAAGGCGTGCTGGACAGCGTTTCTGTGGGTGTCAACGTGGTCGATTCCTACACCATGGAGGACGGCACCGTGGTGATCACCGCCGCCGACTGGATGGAATTATCACTTGTCCCCATCCCGGCTTTCAGCGGTGCTACCATCACCGATGTGGCCGCCTCGGCGGACACGACTCCCGACACCGAAAACCAACAAATCCTGAACGAGGAGCCTGAAGTGTCCGAAGTCGAAGCCGCCGCCCCCGAAGCCGCACCCACCAACCCGCTGATCCAATTTGCGGCCCCGAAGAAGGCTCCCCGCCTCCCCTCGGCCGGTGAATGGATGGCCGCGTACCACCACGGCGGAGAAACCTTCGCCAAGGTCAACGCCGCTGTCGTCGAATGGCGGAAGGAAAACCAGTCGACCTACGAGGCCGCCGCAGGTGACGTGATCACCACCGACACGCCCGGTCTGTTGCCGGTGCCGGTGCTCGGCCCGTTGGTGCAGAACGTCAACTTTGTTCGCCCCGTCGTCAACCGCTTGGGTGCCCGTGCCTACCCGGACGGTGGAGCACAGAAGACGTTTATCCGTCCGACGATCACCACGCACACCAGCGTCGGATCGCAGGCCGCCGAACTGAACGCAGTGTCGGCCACCACCATGGTGATCGCCTCCAACAGCGTCACCAAGACCACCTTGGCCGGTCAGGTCACCTTGTCGGCACAGGACATTGACTTCACGTCGCCCGCCGCCATGCAGTTGATCCTCAACGACCTCATGGGCGAATACATGATCGCCTCGGACAACCTCGCAGCCGACAACCTGTTGGCCGCGGCGACCTCGAGCGGCGTGTGGGACGGCACCGTCACCGACCTGATGAAGTCGATCTACGACGCGGCCGTCGACGTGTCCAACGGAACCAACTTCTTCCCGGACACGATCTTCGTCAGCCCGGACGTGTGGGGTCAGATGGGCCAGTTGGTGGACAGCTCCAACCGTCCCGTGTTCCCGTACGTCGGTGCCCCCGGCTTGCAGGGCATGAACGCCTTGGGCGGCGGCAACGCCTCCACCTGGGTCGGCTCCAACCCGCTCGGCCTCGAGATTGTCGTGGACAGCAACTTCGCCGCAAAGACGATGGTGATCACCAACAGTCAGAAGGCGTTCGAGTTCTACGAGCAAGTCCGCGGACTCATGTCCGTCGAAGTGCCGTCCACCCTCGGCCGCACCTTCAGCTTCTACGGCTACGTCAGCACCTTCGCTGCCGTGTCGTCGATGATCCGCAAGATCACGCAGGCCTGATCGGAGGGGCCGCCCCATGGCGACCTACACAGTCCAATACGGGGTAATCGTTCCCGGCTACGTCACCGCCACCACCCTCACCCCCAACGAGATCGTGGTGGGCGGATCGGTGACAGTCGCAGGCGTGGGAGCGGCGTACAACGGCACGCACACGGTGTACGCCCTCCCACAATTCCTGCCCGTCAACGTCGACAGCGACGGCATCATCGAATACGACTACTCGTATCCGATCGCCAACGCAGTCATGTGGGCCGACAATCAGACTCCCGAGGTGATCAACGCCATCACCGGCACGATCGCCTACACGCCCGTCTGCACTTGGATCACCTACACGCAGATTCAAGACTGGCTCGGAATCACGCTCGCGGCCGGAGCTGAGACCGCGTTTCTGACGCAGTGTGCGGCCGCCGCTAATGCGTTCTGCTACCGCCGCCGCCAAGAATCCGGGTATGTGGACAGCCTGACCACCAGCCCGTCAGGTGACGTCACCTTGGGCACGATCATGTACGGCGGAGCGTTGTACCGTCAGCGTGGAGCCATCGACCAGTTCGCGTCGTTCTCCGACATGGGGCAAGCACCCACGACCGGCCTGTCACCGCTCATCAAACAACTGCTCGGCATCTCAAGGCCGCAGGTCGCATGAGATGGCCTACACCGACCTATTCAACGAAGCGATTGACGACCTGTCCGCCACGCTCGCCACGATCAGCGGACTACGGGTCGTCACCGACCCCGCCAAGATCAACCCACCCTGCGTCTTTTTGGATGCACCGTCGTGGGAATCGTTCAACGGAAACATCGTAAAGATGACCTTTCAAGCTCGAGTGTTCAGCCTCGGCCCATCCAACCTCGACGCACTTCGCGACATCCTGTCCATCTGTGCCAAGTTGCTGGAGAAGAACGTGGCCGTGATGGACGGCCGCCCGGTATCCATCCAAATTGGCGGCCAAGAATTCCCCGCCTACGACCTCACAATCCCCCTACAAGCACAAGCAGGATGACCATGGCACTACGCATCATCTCCACCCGTATCGGCGAACTGGGAGCAATTTACGAGCCTGTGGAAGGCATCAACGTGGAAGCGTTGATCGCCGGAGGTTTCGTCGAGGAAGCCCACACCGCTGGTAGCAAATCTGCTAAAAATAAGAGCACGGCTCCCGACGCTGGCAACAATCCCAAGGAGTAATCATGGCCACGTCGACCTACCTTTCCAACCCAGTCGTCACCATCAACGCTGTCGACATTTCCGACCAGTGCACGTCGGCCACCATCAGCCAGCAGTACGACCAGCTCGAGTCGACCGCGTTCGGTGATACCGCCCACAAGTACGTTCAGGGTTTGCAGAACAACAGCATCACCCTTGACCTGTACTGGTCAACCGCCGCGTCGGAAACGTACGCCACCCTCAAGGCGTTGGTGGGCACCACCACCAACGTGACCATCAAGGGATCGTCGGCCGCCACGTCGGCCACCAACCCGCTCGGCACCCTCACCGGCGGCTTCCTGGCAGAGCTGCCGGTCGCCTACACCATGGGCAACCTGACCACCGTGTCGATCACGTTCAACGGTGGCACCTGGGCGTGGACTGAATCCTGATCTAAACCCAACCCGAAAGGCCCGACATGAAACTGCACCTGAAGGTCGACATTGGTGATGGCCCGTTTGTGGTCACCACCAACCTGCAAACCGTGATCGCATGGGAACGCAAATACCGCAAGAAAGCCGGTGACCTTGCGTCCGGCATCGGCATGGAAGATCTTGCGTTTATGGCGTGGGAATGTTGCAAGCGTGACAAGGTCGTCGTGCCCGTTGAGTTTGATTCGTTCATCAGTCGACTGGTGGAACTTGAGGTGGTGTCGGAGGAAGCGGTCGGCCCTTTCTCCCCGGCACCTACCGACGTTCATTAGCAGAACTGCTAATCAGCACCGGCTGGTGGCCGCCTGATGTACCATTTGACTTTGAGGACGTGGCGACCGTGGCCGCCATCATCAAGGAGCAGAAGCGATGACCGCGAGCATCAGGGTCGAAGGAGTAGCCGAAACGCTTCGCATCCTTCAACGCATCGACCCTGAACTCCGCCGCCAACTGATCAAAGACCTGAAAGAAGTCACGAAACCGGTCACCAACGCCATCAAAGGCAACTACACCGACCAGCTGCTGTCCGGCACTGAACGCACTTGGTCACCTCGAGGCCGCACCATTTTTCCGTACACCCGCCAAAAAGCCGTCGCCGGGGTGAAGGTTGCCGCCTCATCGTCCAAGCGTAAGCAAACCCTGTTGAGCATCACCCAAAAAGACCCGGCTGCGTCCGTGTTCGACATGGCAGGCAAACGCAACGCAAACCCGCTGGCCACCGCTTTTGACACCCGTTTCCCCACGCCGTCCCGCGTCATGTGGCGATCCTATGAACAGGCCGACGAAGGCATGATGGACGAAATCAGCAAGTCCGTTGATCAGGTGATGGCTTCCATCAACAATTTGCAAAGGGCGATCCTGTAATGGCCATCAAAATCCCCATCATCACCGAGCTACAAGACGAAGGCATCTCCAAAGCCAAACGCGAATTTGACAAATTCAAGGGTGCAATTGCGGGTGCTGAAGGCACTATGGGCAAATTCAAAGCCGGTGGAAAAGCCGCTTTTGACGCAGTTGCAGCCAACGCCGCAATATTTGCTGTTTCTGCCGGTGCCTCCATCGCAACGTTTGCTTTCAAGGGCATAGCCGACTTCCAAAACCTTGCCATTGCGTCAGGAAAGTTCGCGGACGCTACCGGGCTGGCCGTCGACGAATCATCCCGCTGGATCGAAGTCGCCGGTGACGTAGGCATCGAGGCGGGAACCATCGAAACCGCCATCGGCAAAATGAACAAAGTGCTGGGCACCTCACCCGACAAATTCAAAGATCTTGGCGTTCAACTGGAATACACCAGCGGCGGAGCCGTCGACGTAAACGAAACCTTTCTCAATGTCATTGACCGGCTGAACGGCATCAAAGACCCGGCGGAACGTGCCCGCGTCGCCTCTGAACTGTTGGGCAAGGGCTGGCAGTCCATGTCCGAACTGATCGGTCAAGGCTCCGACAAGCTGCGGGCAAGCCTTGACAAGGTCAGCGACGCAAAGGTTGTCGATCCTAAGGAACTTGAGCAGGCCCGCCGGTTCCGTGCACAAATGGACGACATGAAAGACAGCGTCGGCGACCTGTCAAAAGCAATCGGAAGCGACCTGCTTCCCATGGTCATCGCACTGGCCGACGGCTTTCTGTGGGTCTACGAGAAAGCCAAAGAATTCTTCGACTTCATCGACTTCATGCCATCCGTGCTGGACACCCCAACAGCCCAACTGGTGATCCAAGCAGGCGAAATCAACAAAGCGTGGGAAGAGGGCTACCGCTCAATGATCAACGCCAAGGATGCGACCAAATACCTAATCACCGGCTTGGACGACACAACGGAAGCCACCCACGACCTGAACATTGCGTGGGAACAGTTGATGGGTCAATTCAAGGTTGACGACGCAATCCGCGAAGCCCAACGCCAAGTGCAAAACCTGAAGGACGCGGCCGCCGAAGCCTTTGCCGACCCGACCAAAATCATGGATTACGACGAAGCGTTACAGAACGCCTACGAGTCGGTCGCCAAATTGATCGAAATCATCGGCCTGTCGAACTCGGAGCAGAACCGAATCAAACTGCTGGTCGACACCGGCCAAGTGGAAACCGCGATCCGCTTGCTGGACATCATGGCGAACCATCCGGGCACCAGCCTGACAGACGCGATGCGGTTCCGTGGCCCTCGAGCGGCCGGTGGGCCGGTCACAGCTGGTGGCACCTACCTTGTCGGTG